GTGTGGCACCCGGATGGCACCAGGGTGGATCGCCTGGTCTACGACGGCGACCGGATGATCGAGCAGCTCATGGAGGGCGACGACCTGTCCGAGGACGATGCCAGGGAGCACATCTCGTTCAACGTCGAGGGAGCCTACGTCGGACCCGCCACGCCGATCATCGTCTGGCCGGAGAGCATGGAGTCCATCGACGAGCGTGCCGATGCTGACTGAGAACGCGCTGCTGAAGGCCGCTGAGGAGCTCGCGAAATACGGCGAGCCATTGGCCTGCCAGCCCACGCTCTTGGTGACAAGCCCCGCGGCCGAGCTCGTGGCCAGGGCGCACGAGCTGACGGTCATCGAGCTCTACGAGGCTCTCTTCGGACATCCCAGGGCACCTGTGAACGGCTTGACAGGACAGAAGCCGTAGCCTACCTGTACTGGTGAGCCGGGCAAAAGTGCCCGGCCGATACCAGGGCATGGAGGCCCAACTGAATGAAAACTTACAAGCGCGTGATGGTCGTCATCAACGGAGACGTCTATCGCATGTACCATCACGAGTGGCACGAGTTCTGCGTGGCCCGCGCGAGCGGCGAACACAAGGTCCGCGTCAAGAGCATGGGTGGCTACAAGATCACCAAGCTCAAGAAGCCCTACTACTATGGCGGCAAGGACAAGGCCGTCGTCATGACGATGAAGCCAGACCAGTTCCCGGTGTTCCGGATCGCTGGCTGGGGCCCGGAGCAGTTCCAGGCCGAGCTCGACAAGATGGCCACCCTGGCCACGCAGCCGGAGATCACGGCTGATCGTGACCTGGTGACGATGATGGAGGAGGAAAGCGGCAAGCCCCTCACCAGCGTCGACATCAACCCGACCCCGACCATCGACCGCACCCGTCTCCTGGCTTCGGCCAAGGACGCTGCGATGGAGGCCAACAACGAGATGGTGTCGCTCTACGGTCGCGACTGGGGCTCGCTCCTCAGCCGCTCGCAGCGCGAGGCCTTCCGGGCCAAGGCTGCCCTGGCCGACCTCCGGTCGCGCCTGGGAGGCGAGGCCAACCAGGGCAACGATGCCTGCGCGGCTCTGCTCAAGTTCAGCGAGCTGTTCACGCACGCCCTGGAAATCATCCAGGAGGATCGATGAAACCAGGTGAGGCGAAGATCAACCCGCGTCTCGCTGAAGCCCTTCGCGGTTCTGGCCTGGCCCTGTTCGGGCCTGGGTACAGGACCGAGCTGGCCCGCCTGCTTGCTGTCAACCCTCGCGTCATCCGGCGCTGGGAAGCCAAGCAGGCCCCGATCCCGATCAACGTGGCGCACGAGGTTCGTGCGGCCGTCCGGGAGAGGCAGAAGACGCTGGACCAGCTCCTGGCCGACATGGACCGGGAGCTTCTCGGAAAGTAAAAAGGGGGGCCATCGAGCCCCCCTTTCTCATGCCCAGGTGTGAGCCTGGTCGTCAGTTCATGGCGAACGTCGCCTGGAGCACCAAGGACTGGTTGCCTCCGTCGTTGCTGAAGGGTCCCAGGCCGACATCCGGGGCGTCCAGGTATCGATACCCCAGCCCGACCTGGATGCCGTCAGCGACCGTCGTATTGAGCCCTGCACCCACTTGCCAGACGATGCCCGTGTTTTCGAGCTGCAGGCCCGACAGGGACAAGGCCTTCAGGGAGACGGTGCGCTGGCCGACACCAGCTCCTGCCAGGACGTACGGATGCACCGGGCCCAGGTCGACCGGCAGGTCGTAGACGGCGTTTCCCAGGAGCGCCCAGGTGTCGTCGCTGGCGGCCGTCTTGAAGCTGCCCAGCGTCACGTTGGTGTTGTTGGTGCGATAGCTGCCATCGGCTTCGATCCGCAGCCCAGGCACGCCGCTGACCGAGGCACCGTAGGTCGCGCCGATCACCGTGCCGACGTCCGATCCGACGGTCCAGCCGGAGCCAGCCTCGTTCGTGTCGTTCCAGTTCGCGCCGCCATAGGCCGACACGTAGAAGCCGCCCGCCAGGGCAGGGGAAGCCAGGGCGGCCATCAGGCCCAGGGTAGCCAGGATTGTCCTCATCATTGCGGTTCTCCATCGTTGAGGTGGGCTGGCTTTTGGCACAGGGTTGGTTAAAAGGCCAGGAGTGCTGCCCAGGAGTACAGTGGATGAGCGAGCGGGGAAGATGCCAGGCTGTGGTCAACGGCAAGGACGGTCCCAGGCCGTGCTCGCACAGCGCAAAGGCCGGATTTGAGGGCAAATGGTACTGCCTCACCCACCATAAGCCATCGATGGATCACCGCCTGGAGGAGAAGGAGCTGGCCAAGCGGAAGAAGTGGCAAGCTGTCACAGCCCGGCAGATCGAGCAGGGCCTGGCGCACGAGGCGCTGAGAATCGTGAGGGTGATCTCGGAGGCGTCCGGGTCGCAGCTCAGCCCGAAGCTCCAGGGAGCGCACCGTGACGCGATCAGGCTGATCACGGTGCTCGATAACAAGCTGGCCGCCTTAACGCGCTGACCAGGCTTCGGTGAGCGAGTAGCCACCACCGTCGTAGAGATCGATCCGCCAGCCATCGACGTAGACGAACCAGCAGGCGTCGACGACGCTGAAGCCGACCCGCCGCCGGAAGCTGATGTAGCTCAGCCCCGGCCTGACGTAGTTATTGAAGATGTGGGCCAGCGATTCTCGCGCTGGCCGGTCCATCGTTCTCAAAGCAGTTCCTCCTTCGGTATGCGGGGGTCCAGTCCGGTGAAGTGCCGGGCCTGGCCGGTGAAGGCGCGTCCCTCCAGGAACTCACCGTCGAAGGTCGAAGCCAGGGCGATGGCCGTCACCTTGACGTTTCGGCTCATGGCACCCCTGGAGCTCAACCAGGTGAGCACCTCAACGGGCACAACGTGCCCGCTGGGACTGTAGTACATCACGGTGCTCATCGGCCTTGCTCCATCCTGTCGAAAACCCCGACCGGCAGCTTGAAAGCGATGCCGGTGGCTGTCTCCTTGAGGTGGACCCAGACCCGGCCGCGCTTGACCAACTGGACACCGCGCCACCCGCAGCCGACCCGCGGGACCTCGTCGTAGAGGTACACCCGCAGGTCGCTGCGCTTCTTCCTGCTGCGCTTAGCCATTGTCATCGACCTCCGTGATGAAGACGATGGTGCACTGGCCTTGCGGGCGCAGGGTGATCGTCTCGCCGAGCTCTTCAACCTTGCACGGCACGCCGTTCAGGCCCAGGAGCTTCTTGGCTCGACCGACGAGCATGCGGCGCGACGGCTGCATGCCCCACTCGTTGCCGATCTTCACCCGGCGAACCCAACCGTAGTTGGCTTCGCCAGCGAAGGTATCGGTGTACTCAACCATCCAGGTCATCAGGCGATCCTCTTCACGAGGTCGACCAGGCTGATCTTGGTCACGGTGCCAGCCGTGTCCATCTCAGCAGCCTGGGGCTGACCGGCGGCCTTGTGGACCAGGCCGAAGCGCTTGGCGCAGACCGGGCCGTAGCCGTTCTCGACGCTGAAGGCGTCCGAGAGGGCCTTGGCGCAGAAGCAGCACGTCTTGGTGCTGAATCCGTAGGCCTTGGCAGCGCCCTGGGGGTCCTTGCAGAAGCCCGTCACGGCTTCCTGGACCTGGAGCGGCTTGGCCACCTCGCGGCTGCAGCGCAGCTCGCCCTGGGGGCTGATCTTGCCAGCGTAGGCCTTCGTCTCCCCGTTGTAGAGGTAGAGCTGGCCAGCGTTGGCGCTGGTGGCACCAGCCGGGCGGACGGCCCAGACGGAACCGTCGGCGGCCTGGAGCCTGATGCTGGGGCGCTTCAGGTTGGTCTGGGCAGTAGCCATCATGGCGAACAGCGGGGCCACGTCGATGACGTTGGCTGGCTGACCGGCGGGGGTCGAAGCCTCCGAGCTGAGCTTGTGGGCCCAGTACTGCTGCTTCTCGCTCCAACGGCCGTACCGTTCGAAGTTGGCGACCAGGGCCTTGCCGAAGTCGGTAGTCGTCCCAGCCACGGCCTTGGCCTTGAGCTGGGTGTAGATCGTTACTTGTTCATTCATCACACGTTTTCTCCGTTTGTGTGCTCACCGGCTGTCCCGGTGCCCAGTACATATAGAGATGGGGTTCCTGGGCGTCAATACGGGACAAGAAAAAAGCCAGGTGGTGAGCCTGGCTTTCTGTTAAGTGCCTGTTTTGCGGGCCTTTTTGCCCTCCATGAAGGTGTCCAGGACGGTCACCTCACCCCTGTAAAGGGCGTGGGCCTCAGCCTCTTCGGCCAGGTACACCTCCCTGGCAGCGTCCAGGTGGAACTGGAAGCTGAGGTTCTTCCCGTCCGCCTGGTGCATGAGCTCGACCAGGTGGTCGATGAGCTGGCGGCTCTCCCGCCCCAGGCGCTTCGGCCCGGCTGGTCCCTGGCTCACTTCACACCTCCCAGTCCCTTCAGGATGTCGTACACCCTGGCAGCCGAGTCGGGCTCGGCCTCACAGAGGTCCGCAGCCTCGCGCGAGGCCTTCTGGACATAGCGGTCCGTGGCCTCCTTCAGCAGCGTCTTGAAGGCCTCGCCCAGGGCCTTGGCCTTCTCTTCGTTCGTCATAGTCTTGTCCTCACTCTTCGTCATTCCTGGCCTCATCGGTTCCCGAACCAGTTTCGGGCAGTACATTGTCTCCGTGTCGTTGCGGCACGGCTCTTCCACGATCTCGTAGCAGCGGTTGCAGACGGGCATTAGCGTTGCTCCCCGGATTTGAACTCGGCCATCATCTCGTCCTTCATCCATTGCGGAGGAGGGGCGGAGATCATGTTGCGGTGGCCGACCGTCCTCCAGGCTTTCCACGTCGGGTCAACGGAGCTTTGCTCCACGACCTTCAGGGTCAGGCTGTAGTGGCCAGCGCGGCTTTGGGTCACCACGAACCTGGTCGTGCCAGGGGCGGGGATCGGGCGGCGCGTCTTCGGGACGGTCCGCTTGGTAGGTCTGTTAAGCATTGTAGTCTCTCCATTCTTCCGGCGGCATTGTGCCGCCAGGCAGTACATATAGGATCGGGTTGGTGTATTGCAAGTCCGTACAGCCAAGTTGACAGGGACACGAACGGGCCGGTAGGGGTGATTCAGCCCTATCCTGGGCACGAATGGTTAAGGAGGACACATGGTTGCGAAAGCAGAGATACGGTTACCGAGCGGGCTGATCCTCAGCTACGAGGGTGATCCTGGTCGTCCCTGGACATCGAAGCCGGAGCCCGTCACGGAGCTCACAGCCAAGCTGCTGGCCTGCCTGGAGACGGAGGACTGGCCTTCTATCGTGGCAGCCGCCAAGGTGCTGCACGGCCCTGCCAGGCCAAAGCCGGTGGCCCCGCCGGTCGAGCAGAAGGCTGCGGCACCGCGCCGCAATCCGGTACAGCAGGCCTTGAGCTCGGCCCCGGACATGCAGCCAGGGCTGAACCTGGCCCCGGCCTGACCAGGAGCGGCGCGCCGTTTAATATCCCGAACGGGGGTATTTTCCGGCGCGCCCTCTTGTACCGCAGCCCGGTACAGGTTACATAGCCCTTTGCCAACAATGGAGAGGGCAAATGACTGACACTTACAATCCGGACGGCAAGTACACCGTCGTCCGCAAATACGCCAACGGCCACCCCGACGTGATCGTCGACACCGGCCTGACGCTGTTCGAGGCTCGCATGCACTGCAGCGATCCGGAGACGTCGTCCAGGACGGCTCATGGCCCTGGCAAGCACGAGCACACGGCCAAGTTTGGCCCCTGGTTCGACTCCTTCTACGAAGAGGGCGGCCAGTGACCTCGCACCTGATCGAGCTCCTGGAGCTCACGGACGCCAAGGCCGTTTACCAGCACCGCACCACGGGCCAGAAGACGGTCGTGTATTGGTGCCTGCACAAGGGGGTTGGTGCCGTGATTCCGCTGTCGATGCACAGCATGTCTCGGACGCACAACCGCTCTCGCAGGCTCAAGCCTGGATCACCCCGCTGGGCTCACACCGGGCTCACCCTGCGGGCTGACGTCGGCCAGGCCTGCAAGGGCATCGAGGCCCTGTTCAAGGCCAGCGCCTGATGCCCAGCTACCCAACCAGCCTGACGCTGCTGCGCCTCTGGCACAACGAAGCCGTGTACGAAGACGACAAGTCGGGTACGCGGCTCTTCGTGTCCTGGCGGGTAGCCCGCACGGACGGCGGCATGCCGGTCATCTTCATTGACCGGATCAAGTCCGCCACGAAGAAGGGCCGCACCTGGTTCCTGGCCCCCCAAGGCCGCACCTGGGGCCGCGTCGACAAGGCGTTGCACCAGGACATCAAGAAGGCCTGCATCGGCATCCGCGCCCTGATCCGCACCTGCGCCTACTGGGAGATCGTCAATGGCTAAGCGCCAGCGTTTCGTCGTGATCGTGCAGCGGCCCAACTACGGGTCCGATGCCTACGGACCCTACACCACCTTCCGCAAGGCCGAGGCTGACGCCAAGGCCTGGGACGGCATCAACAAGCAGTGGACGTACGTCGTGCCGCTGAAGAACACTGACGACTACAAGGACTCCAATGACTGACACCACCACACCTGCCCTGGTGACCTACCTGGTCACGCCCAGGGAGAAGACCAAGGCCGCGCGCGATCTCATCGCCCGCATCGAGCGGCACATGGACGAGCAGCTCAAGCAGCTCAACCTGCTGAAGGAGGCGCTGGATCGCGCCGAACTGGAGGCTGCCCCGGAGGTTCGGGTTGTAGGCCGCCGTCGGCATGGTAGATACATCGTCGAGCGGTTGAGTTGCGGGCACGAGCTCCGCATCCTCAACCAGTTCGGCGACAAGAACCCGCTGGGCCCTGGACCAACCCGCAAGTGCGTGAGCTGCCTGACATGAAGGACGAACCAGCAGTCGGAAAGGTCGTGCTGCACATCCTCCCGCCGGTCGAGCCCAACGGCAAGCCGACGGCGATGCTGCGCTACATCCGCAAGAACGGATCGGTCGAACGCCTGGATCGACAGGTCAACCCAACCAACCGGCAGATCGCCGGGCTGAGGCGACATGGGATCGCCAAGGCGCGCGAGCTCCAGGTCGTGTTCGTCGACTACACCCCGCAAACCACCAAGAGGAGCCCGCGCGATGGGGACTTTCACCCTCCACTTAAAGCCCACCCAGCGGTTCGTTAAGACCGCCAACGGCCAGATGTACCGCGTGTTCGTCGGCCAGGGCGAGCACGGCACGAAGGTCGAAGTGCTGGTCTACTGCGTCGGTGTCGTCGAGAAAGACCTCGACCAGATCGGCCAGGTTCTCAACGACATGCCGTGCGCCTCCATCGAGAACATGGGGAGAGAGCACAAGGTGTCCGACACCGTGCACTAGCCACGGCTGACTGCAGCCAGGTACAGTTGCTCCGTGATTCGCTTCGTGCGCGTCACGGACCTGCCCTGGTGGCGTTGCTTTCACAGCCCCCCATTACCCGCGGCCACTCTACCAGGGGAGCCAGGCCGGTGTCGTAACCCCCACCGCGACACCGGCCATCCCAACCTGGAAGAGGAAGATGGCCACCACAGTAATCGAGAAGGCCGCTGCGGCGGCCATGCGAGTCAAGGACATGAGTCCTGACTTCGACCCCCGCGACCTGGCAACGATCCAGAAAGAGTGCGAAGCGATGGCAATGGCTGTCGTCCAGTCTCTTGAGGATGGCCTGTCTGCCAACGCGATCCTGGCAGGCCAGGACGCAGCTCCAGGCAAGCTCACGGACCAGGAAGTCCGCAAGGTCTTCGGCGCGTGCATCGCCATGATCCAGCGAGGCCAGTGATGAGCGACAACTGCGCCACCTGCCGCTGGGCCACACCGTTCGTCGCCCCGGACAAGACGATCAACCCGCAACAGCGCCAGTGCAAGCGCATGCCGCCCAGCGCCGTTGCGATCCACGGTCCCCAGGGCATCCAGATCATCAGCATCTGGCCCATCGTGACCATCACCGACCACTGCCACGAGTACCGGCAGCGCATCGAGCTGCCGAAGTTCAACGCGAACGACCTGCTCGATGACCGGGCAGCGAATTAGCCTCATCTACGACTACGAGGGCTGCCCCACCCTGGCAGCCTTCGCCAGGTCTGATGCCTTCATGCGGGCCATCGTCGGGCCCTTCGGCAGCGGCAAGTCGTCGGCGTGCGTGGCCGAGGTCGCGCAGCGCGGCCGGGCCCAGAAGCCCCTGGCAGACGGCAAGCGTCGCTCCAGGTTCGCGGTCATCCGCAACACGTTCCCGCAGCTCAACGACACCACGATGAAGACGTTCTTCGACTGGATGCCGCCCAAGCACTTCGGGGACTACGTCGCTGGCGAGCACACCTACTACATCCGCAAGTGGGGCAACATCGGCATCGAGATCGAGGTCATGTTCCGCGCGCTCGACACGCCGGAGTCGGTGAGGAAGCTGTTGTCGCTCGACCTGACCGGGGCCTGGATCAACGAAGCCCGCGAGGTCCCCTGGGCCGTCATCGAGGCCGTCCAGGGCCGCGTCGGCCGCTACCCGGCGCAGCGCGATGGTGGCCCGTCCTGGCACGGCGTGTGGATGGACACCAACCCGCCCGACGTCGACAGCGAGTTCTACCGGTTCTTCGAAGAGCAGAAGCACGACCCTGGATTCGCGCAGGTGTTCCGGCAACCGAGCGGCCTGGCCCCGGACGCCGAGAACCTCCCGAACCTGCCAGGCGGCCGCCGCTACTACTCGAACCTGGTGCAGGGCAAGAGCCAGAACTGGATCGACATCTACGTGCACGGCAAGTACGGCTTCACGCAGACCGGCAAGCCCGTGTTCCCTGAGTTCAGCGACCAGGTGCACATCAAGGAAGTCGAGCCGATGCCGAACATCCCGGTGTACCGCGGCTTCGACTTCGGCCTGACGCCTGCGTGCGTGCTCTGCCAGGTGCTGCCCGACGGCCGGTTCCTGGTGTTCGACGAGCTCTACTCCGAAAGCTCCGGCATCGACGCCTTTTCCGACGCGGTCCTGCGCTACACCTCCCAGGTCTTCACCAAGCAGCCCAGGTGGATCGACATCGGCGACCCGGCTGGCATGCAGCGCAGCCAGACCGACGAGAAGACCTGCTTCCAGATTCTCCATGCCAAGGACATCCTGATCGAGCCTGGCATCCAGTCCCTGGCGATGCGCCTGGAGGCTGTCCGCAAGCCGCTGACATCGATGGTCAACGGCATGCCACAGTTCATCCTTCACCCGCGCTGCACCAAGCTCCGCAAGGCGTTCCTGGGCCTGTATCGCTATCGCCGGATGAAGGTCCAGGGCGAGCGCTTCACCGATCAGCCGGAGAAGAACGATTCAAGCCACGTCATGGACGCGCTTCAGTACGTGTGCACCAGGGTCTTCACGGGCTCGCTGGTGCTGTCCAGGGAGCAGCAGACGCTGCTGCGGAAGGACCGCGAATACATCGACAGCCTGGAGGGCCAGGTGGACTACGGCGAAGAGAGTGGCCGCAACGAAGTGACAGGATACTGACCCATGCTTCCAGCAGTGCAACGCAAGGTCGAGGCCTTCCAGGCGCTCTTCGACGAGGTCGAAACCGACACCAAGGCGAAGGGTGTCACCATCATCTGGTCCGGTGCCTACGGCGACAATCCGGAACAGCCGCCGGTCCTCTGTGACACCGAGGAGCTCGCCATCAAGCTGTGGAGCGAGACGCTTCAGCGCTTCTGGACGGAGCACGGCAAGGGTATGAGCAAGCTGGTTTGGCACACCGTGCCAATTCTCTGGAAGTACACGATGACGATGGAAGACATGAAGCGCACCCAGCGCTTCACGACAGCCAGGTACTCGATGTTCTCAGCCCTCAAGTTCGAGCCAGGGGCTCCGGTTTCGAACGAATCGCCACCTATGGTAGAGGCCGCTGACCAACCCAAAGCGCAGGAGCCTGACGATGAGCGGACAGCAACGACCACCGGGACCGGACCTTCTGCCTCAGATGGACGAGGAAAGGTTCCGGCCGGGCGCAAGGCCGCTCCTAAACAGCCTGGATGACGAAGAGGGCGAGGCTGAGCCGATAGAGGGGCCTGGTCCCGACGGCTCCCTGGCCCATGAAGCTGCGGAGGGCGAGAGCCCGGAGCCAGGAGAGGTTGGAGCGTCCTCTCCTGGCCCGCAGGCCGCACCGCAGGTCCCCGACAGTTTCCGCACGCTGGTGCGGTACGCGCAGATGGACAACATCTGCGATGACCTGGAAGAGACGGTCATGGCCGAGATCGGCCAGCGCTCCAAATCCGAGTACGAGATCGACAAGCGCAGCCGTGAGGACTGGCTCACCAAGGTCGAGCGCTACAAGGCCTTGGCGCTGCAGCGGGCCGAGCCGAAGAACTACCCCTTTGCCAAGGCATCGAACGTCATTTGGCCCCTGCTGAGCATGGCCGCCAACGACTTCGCCGCCGCCGCCTACCCGGCCATCATCCAGGGCCGTGACGTCGTGAAGGGCATCGTCGTCGGCGAGGACAACGGCAAGCCGGTCATCGGCCAGGACGGTCAGCCCGTCATGGACCCCAGCACGCAGAAGCCGAAGGTCAACCAGGAGACGATGGAGATCGAGAAGGACCAGAACGGTCAGCCGATCATGGACCCCGCCTCCGCCAAGCCAGCCTATTACGAGAAGCCAGGAGCCAAGCAGGATCGCGCCGACCGGATCGCGAACCACATGAGCTGGCAGCTCCTCTTCCAGGATCGCAACTGGCAGAAGGACACCGACATGCTCCTGCGTCGGCTGCCCATCGTCGGCGGCGCGGCCAGGAAGGTCTGGTACGACCCAGGCACGAAGAAGAACTGCACGCGCCTGGTCGCCTACGAGAACCTGGTGATCAACTATTACGCCCGGTCATTCGACAGCGCGCCGCGCATCACCGAGGTGTTCGAGCTCTACCCGTTCGAGATCGAGGAGAAGATCAGGCGCGGCGAGTACCGCGACTTCAAGTACAGCTCGATGGGCGGCAGCAACAAGAAGGGCGACAGCGCTGGCGACGACCGCGACGGCCCGCAGGTCTTCCTGGAGCAGCACCGCCGCTGGGACTTGGACGGCGACGGCTACGCCGAGCCCTACGTCGTGGTGATCCACGAGAGCACCAGCCAGGTGGTCCGCATCACCGCGGGCTTCGACCTCAACGCCGAGTCCATCGAGATCAAGGAGAACGAGGAAGGCCCGCAGATCGTTCGCATCGACCGCAAGCGCTTCTACGTGCCCTACGGCTTCATCCCGAACCCCGACTCGTCGGTCTACCCGCTGGGCTGGGGTCACCTCCTGGGCCCGATCAACGAGGCGATCAACACCTCGATCAACCAGATGTTCGACGGCGCTCACCTGCAGAACGCGGGTGGCGGCTTCATCGGCTCCCAGCTCTCGATGCACAGCGGCCAGGTGAAGTTCAAGGTTGGCGAGTACAAGGTCGTCAACACGATGGGCTCGAACATCCGGGACGCCATCTACCCGATGCAGTTCCCTGGCCCATCGCCGGTCCTGCTGCAGCTCCTGTCGAGCCTGTTCGACGCGGGCCGTGAGTTCGGTGGCATGCGGGACGTGATGCAGGGGAATCAGTCCCCGGCGTCGACCGACCCGGCCACGCTCTACGCCATCATGGAGCAGGGGCAGAAGGTCTTCAAAGACATCTACAAGCGCATCTACTCCTCGCTCAACGAGGAGTTCAGGCTGCTCTACGACATCAACGCCCAGTGCCTGCCGGAGCAGGGTATCAGGTATCAGTACGGCGACGTGTTCGAGACGGTCACCAGGGCCGACTACCAGCGGGGTTCCGGCGTCGAGCCCATTGGCGACCCGGCCATGATCACCGACGTGCAGCGCATGGGTCGCGCCCAGTTCCTGATGTCGTTCAGGGATGACCCGCTGATCAACCAGGTCGAGGTCCGCAAGCGGGCCCTGGGAGCCGTCAACATGGACGGCATCGAGAACTTGATCGTCGAGAACTCCACGCCGTCGCCGATGGACATCGTGACGATGGAGCAGGCCAAGGCCAACGTCGACAAGACCAGGGCGCAGGAGATGGAGAGCCATACCAATGCCCTGCTGAACATGATGAAGGCCAAGGTCACCGCGAACGAGGCGGACAGCCACTTCATCGACAAGCAGATCGACTTCACCAAGCTGCACCTGGAGGGGGTTCGCAACCTCATCATGGCGACGCAGCAGGAGTCGCGCATGGCCGAGATCAGAGAGAAGGCGAGATTGACGAATGCCCAGCGATCCAAAAAGTAAGCCAGCCGAGGTTGGCGGCATTCGTGAAGCGGAATTCCAGCTTTGGAAGCACCATCCGGTGACCAAGGTTGTGATGCAGTACCTGGAAGACTATCGCGGGGCAATGACGCGGCAGGTAGTCCAGGCCTGGGAAGCAGGAGCGCTCAAGCTAACAGACGACCTGGAGGGTCGAGGACGGAACGTCATGCTGCGAGAGATCGTCGGCCTGGAGTTCGAGAACCTCGCCACCTTCTACGGCGTCGAACAGGAAGGCGAGAGCAATGCAGCCGAAGAGGATAGTAGCGAGTGACTTTGAATACGAGGTAGCCGACTTCAACGGTGAGAACACCAGCGGGCTCAACCCCCTGGCGGACACCGTGATCGTGATGTGCGACGTGGCCCCCGACAAGACGGCGGGCAACCTGTTCATCACGCCCGACACCCAGCTTCGCCAGCAGATGATGGCCGAGACAGGCGTCATCGTGGCCATTGGCGAGGGGGCCTTCAAGTGGCTCTCGGATCGCACGCGCCCGTGGATCGGGCGGCAGCCGGAGGTGGGCGATCATGTCGCCTTTGAGCGGTACGCGGGCCGCGAGCAGACCGGCCTGGACGGCAAGCAGTACCGGATCATGACCGACCGCTCCATCGCGGCGACCATCGACAGGTCGCGCATGAAGAACGCGAAAAAGGACACGAAGAAGGACGGTGGCAAATGAGCGGCGCAGTAGATCGTCGCCTTGGCGACAGCCAGTCACCGACCATTGGTGATGGCGACCTGGACATGAGCGTCGAGGCCCGTGCCCGGCGCATGGGCTGGTATCCCCAGGACGAGTTCCACGGGCGACCGGACGACTGGATCGACGCCGAGAAGTTCATCGAGCGGGCGGAGCGCGAGCATCCGATCCTGCGCGAGAACCTGAAGCGCCTTGACCATCGTGCGGCCAAGGCCGAGCTCACGGCCAAGCAGCTCAACGACCAGCTCGCGTCGGTGAACGCCAAGGTCGAGGAGATGGCCGAGGCCCTGGACAGCATGCGCGAGCTCAACTCCAAGGCTGAGCAGCGCGGGTTCGAGCGGGCGATGGCCAAGATCAAGAAGGACGCCGCCGCGGCCGCCGCCGACGGTGACGCCGTTGGTGTGAGCGAGGCCCTGGAGCAGGCCGAGAAGCTGTTCGAGGCCAGGCAGAAGGCCGAGGCCCCGAAGCCCAAGGACCAGGTGACCAACCAGGCCAGGGGCGGCACCCAGCAGGGGCAGCAGCGCCAGGCGCAGCAGCAACAGCCGCCTGACCCGGTCGCAGTGGCCTGGGCCAGTGCCCCGGAGCGCGAGTGGTATCGCACCAGCGCCCCGATGTTCGCCTACGCCAATGCGATCTTCGAAGACCTGACGGAGCGCAAGCCGAACATGCCGCTGGCCGAGAAGCTCAACGAGGTTGAGTTCGAGGTGCAGCAGCGGTGGTCCAACTCCGGCTTCTTCGCCGGTCGCACGATCACCAGGAGCTCGTCGCCGGTCGATGCCGGTGGCGAGGTGACGAAGCCAAGAGGAGGAGGGTCCAAGGTGGACAAGACGTTCGACGCGTTGCCAGCGGAGGCCAAGCGCGAGTATGAGCGCATCGCAAAGATGGCTGAGGCCCGCAAGGGCAAGCCGAACTACAAGCCCTATCAGAAGGCGGAGTTCCTCCGCCTGTACCACGGTGAGCCGGAGGAATGAACATGAGTGACCCCAAAGACAACCCCACGCCATATCCGTCGATGCCTGTCCGCGAGCCGGTGAAGCCGCGGGCACAGAAGACGGGACTCGCTGCTGCCGCGCCTATCGAGGCACCGACTGACGATGCCAACGAAGAGCTGGAGCGACGCATCAATGAGCTACGCGGCAAGCGTGCTCCCTTCGGCCGCCGCACGCAGAAACTTGCGTACCCTGTGCGACCTGGGTATCATCGCCACTGGTTCGCAGATCATCCCGGCCGCATCGAGGAAGCAAAGCTGGCTGGGTATGAGCATGTGAAGGACCACGAAGGAAAGACGGTTTCCAAGCTACACGGACGTCACCGTGACGGTCGCGCGATGCTGGGTTATCTCATGGAGATACCCGAAGTGCTGTGGAGGGAAGACCTTGCGGCACAATCGGCGCGAGTCGACGAGGGCGAGGCGGCCATCAAGCAGGGCAAGGCCCAGCTTGGCAAAGGCGGCGAGCAGCAGGGATCGTTTTACGTTCCGGCGCAGGGCATCTCGATCAAGAACGAGTCCAAGCGCTGACGTCGGGACGAAGTCGAAGAGCAATCGAACAAAGAGCTTAGGCGCGGAAGCGTCGTTCGGGTCAGCGTCGTGGTGATGCTGGCCATCGGCCCTGTTCAATCTCGGAGACTTCGCAATGGCGAATCCAAATATGGCACGCGGGATCATTCCCGTTCAGCGCCTGGATGGCTCCCCTTACAGCGGTAAGGCGAACATCTACTATGTGCCGTCCACGTACGCGACGGCGCTCTACATCGGTCAACCCCTCGTCGCCACTGGCGCTTCTGACGCGAACGGCATTCCCGTCGTGCAGACGGCCACGGCGGCTGGCGGCAACTACACGATTGGCCCGATGGTGGGCATCGTGGACGGTGGTGAGCCGGTCGTCGCGGTCACCCGCGACATGAGCCTCTACCACCCGGCATCGACGTCCCAGTACATCCTGGTGGCCGATGACCCGGACCTGGTCTTTGAAGCCCAGGAAGACAGCGTTGGTGGCAGCATCGCGATGGCGACCGCTGGCACGAAGAACGTCGACCTGATCGCTGGCGCGGGCTCCAACACCACCGGCTTCTCCGGCTGGATGCTGGACAGCTCGACGATTGCCACCACGAACACGCTGCAAATGCGCCTGCTCGCTGGTGTCCGTCGCGCCAACAACGCGATGGCTTCGACCAACGCAAAATGGCTGTGCAAGATCAACTTGCACTCGCTTCGCAACGCAACCGGCGTGTAAGGGGAGAACGCACACATGGCAAATCCAATCACCACGGGCGTCCACCCCAAGCTGTTGTGGCCTGGCATTCACGCCGTCTGGGGTCAGACCTACGACGAGCACAAGGAGGAGTACACCGATCTGTTCGATGTGCAGACCTCCGACAAGGCGTATGAAGAAGACGTGGAAATCACGGGCTTCGGCATGCTCCCGGTCAAGAGCCAGGGCCAGGGCATCACGTTCGACACGGAAACCCAGGGAGCTGTCACGCGCTACACGCACGTTGCCTACGCCCTTGGTTACATCGTGACGTACGAAGAGCTCCGGGACAACCAGTACAAGCAAGTCTCTGAGCGTCGCGCCCAGGCCCTTGCCTTCTCTGGTCGCCAGACCCTGGAGAACATCTGCGCCAACGTCTACAACCGAGCTTTCAACAGCTCGTACACCTTCGGCGATGGCGTCGAGCTCATCTCGAACGCCCACCCGACCATCACCGGCAACCAGTCCAACATTCTGACGACG